GTTGTTGAACGCCCTGATTATATGAGCGTTTGCGATAAGTGTCACGAGGATTGCTATTACTTCGGGCTTGGAAATATTCGGTCTATTGAGAAGGAGTTGAAGTGAAAGAAGTCAATGAAGCCAAACTACGTGCTCTAGGTTATATGACCAGAGATGAGTTCTTGGCTAAGTTTAATAAAGGATTAGAGTATTACCTAAAAGAAAATACTTACTTGGGTAAAGACGATGACGCACTGCACCATCCTGAAGATATCTTGGTTAATGTCAGTGGTTATGTAGAGGCTGCTTACCACGTCATTGTTAGCTTTGGTGTAAAGGGTAAAGCTATTGCAAAAGAAAAGAAGAAAAATAAAAAAGATAAACCAGTCATTCTTAAGCGCCCAGAAGTTTACAAAGGTGAAGCTTATTGTGTGCATTGCAAAGAAAAGCGTGCTTTTGAAGGAATTATTATCACCAGTGACTCAGGCCGTCGTATGGCGCAGGGTTCCTGCCCTGAGTGCGGTACAAAGATGAATCGGATTCTAAAAAGGGAATGAAGCCCAAGAGCAGGAAGAAGTGGAAGCAAGAGGAGCTTCCCTTTTATGACAAACCCTACAAACCGCACCAGTCTCCTGATGAGTTCTTTAGGAACGTCTCCAAACCTGACCCCTCAACAGTAGAAGCAGAGTTGCAACAAGAGGAAACGCTATGGGAAAACTAACAGAAGCAATTCTTCAAGTTTATGGAAAAACGCTACTGACTAAACCTATGCCAAGAGTAGAGATAAAACTTGACCCACCTGTTTGCACCAACTGTAACAACGTTCTTGCTCATAATTCTTTTCACGATTGCTTTGGGCATTATGATGAGGTTCGTTATATTCTTGGTGAAACAAGTAGCCCCCGCTCAATGATAAAGCGGCTTCATAAAAAATATGGAAATGATATTTACAACGGCGTTTATGAGTACGCAAACTCTAACCCCACAGAAGCTGCAGAAAAAACTGCAAGATATGTAGAGATACGAGGAAAGTTTGGTGCAAAAGGAATGACGCACGACACTACATGGGAAGAAGAGGAACAACTTTGGGCGAGTTAACATTTGATTATCACAAAGCAATGACAGAGGGCCATTCATTTAACGAGATGGTTGCGCAGCGTTTACGGGCAGAAGGTATTGGTTGCACGGTTCCTGAGTTAGAACTTGTAAGCACTAAAGCCGAAATCAAACGTATGACTGAAAATGAAAAAGACATCATCCTTGATAATGGTCTTGTCTTAGAAGTAAAGTCTCGCAACCTTGGGTTCTCTGAAGACCCTGCTCTGTTTTGGCAAAAAGACATCTATGTTGATACAGTTTCTGGGTACGAAGCAAAAATAACTAAACCTTATGCCTATGTGATGGTAAGCCAAAAGTCTGGAAACATGTTGGTAGTTCACTCCAACACTAAAGAAAAATGGTTTAAGAAAACTGTTACAGACCCATATCGCAAAATTACTGACAACTTCTACAAAATTGAAAAGCAGCACCTCACTTCGTGGTCTTCCCTGGTTGATGATTTGAAAGGTATTTAATGGAACCGTTTGCATTTCCAATTTACATTGACCCAAAAGATACAACTTGGTACAAAGATGCGAGTTGCCAAACAAGTGACCCTGAAAGCTTCTTTGTAGAGTCTGGGGACAATTACCCACCAGAACTAAAAAGAATTTGTGGGGATTGTGACGTAAAGTTTGAATGTTTGGAATTTGCAATTAAATACAAAGCCCATGGGTTTTGGGGCGGCACCAATGAGAAGCAACGAAAGTATTTAGCTAAAAACCGACCTCTTCAAGCTTCGTGAGGAAAATCTTCTTCTAGTTCATCGTGAGTGCCATAGGTTCGTTCTGCATGGCAGTTGGCACAAACAATCTCGCACTTATCAATCTCGGTTTGGATAGTCTCTAGAGATAGGGACTTTCTTACCATGTCTGCGATATTGCCCCGCTTCTCATCAATGATATGGTCAAACTGCATGACATAAGGCGGGTATTGAACACCGCAGTCAGCACAAGGGGTTTTTGCCTTTAACTCCCAGACATACTCTTTATTCCTGGCTCTTGCCACCTTATTGGCCTCATGAGACTTAGCAATCATCGCCTCACGGTTGCGCTCATAATGGCGCCTAGATGCTTCTCTTTGCTTCTCTTTATCCAGAAATGGCATAAGGAAAACTTTACACTAAGACAATGGCTACACAACCTCCATTACCTGGAATGGGCAAAGATGCTGTTCGTGGAAAGAAGAAAAAGTCCACTCAGCCTACTTTGCCTGGAATGCAAAAAATGGAACGTTCTTTTGTCCCTAAGTCTGATGAGCCAAAAGCTAAAAAATCAAAAACAGGTTTAGGAGAAGAAATTCGTCAAGGAAATCTTCCAATGTTTATGACTGCTGGAGAACAAATAAAACATTTTGATTTAGGAGATGCGGGTATGGCCCGCACTATGACTCAAAATGGAAAATCTGATTATCGTAAAAGACGTGAAAAAGGGTTGATGGCTAGAAAGCTACGAGAGTCTAAAACAGGTTCCGCATACAACAGCTGGGAAAAAGTTTCACATTCAGGCGTGCCTTCTCTTCACGACAGCATTGCAGAACATGGGTTTGACCAATCTCAGGGCTCTGTGCACGTTACCGCTGGTAGACCAGCAACTTTAACTGGGTGGAGAGACCCCGCCAAAAAGTACCCAAAAGACTTGTCAACAAGTAATGACACTCTTCCTGAGGTTATCAATGGGCATCACCGATTGGCTGCAATGAGAAACTTGCATCCTAAACAATTTATGTCCGTTATGTATAGAGGACTGTCTTAATGGCTGATTGCATCAAATGTGACCACACCCTGGAATATGGGGTCTGTTCCGTGGATACCTGTAAATGTATTTGCATGGAATTTGAGATGGAGAGGAACACTACTCATGACGTTGAAAAGTAAAGCCAAAAAGGTTTATGGCCCCTATAAGGATAAGTCTAAGGGTGGCCGTGAAAAAACTGTCATTTATGACCCAAAGACTCAAAAGACTTCTAGTACTAACACAGCTCGTTACAAGAAAGAAAAAGAATTAGGGCGCACTCTTCCAAAGAGCGAAGACGTTGACCACAAAGACAACAATAAGAATCACAATGGCGTAAAAAATCTGCAAGTAATGAGCCATTCTAAAAATGTCGGAAAAGGCAACCAACACAGGAAGAAGAAATAACTATGGCAGTAGCAGTAGCAAACCCAGTTCCACCAGTAGGCAAGTACCCAGCAGGTAGCGCAGGTCGTTTTGTTGAGGTCGCTCTTTCTCAGGTAGGCATTGTTGAAGGTCCAAAGGACAACGAAACTGTTTACGGCGCCTTCACAAAGGCTAACTTCCAACCTTGGTGCGGTTCTCTTATGATGTGGACAGCAGACCAAGCAAAGTGCAAAGTTCCTAATACTGTTTACACACCAAACGGTGTAGCAGCATTTAAGAAAGCTGGAACATGGACAGATGCTGCAAAGGCAACCCCACAACCAGGTGACTTTGTTTATTTTGATTTCACACAAGGTAAGGCCGGAACACAGCACGTCGGTGTTGTTGTTAAGGACCTTGGCGATGGGCTTGTACAGACTGTAGAAGGCAATACCTCTGCCGATGGACGCCCTAAGGGTAGCCAGAACAATGGCGGAGAAGCAGCTCTCAAGGTTCGTGCTTACAAGAAAAACAAAAAGGGCATTCCAGTCTTTATCCAAGGCTTTGGCCGTCCAGCGTATGCAGGAACAGTTGAGGCAGCAGTTGCTGCAACACCGGCTAAGCCAGCAGCCCCTAAAGCCCTCCCACCGTTCCCAGGACAGGTTAAGCCTGGAGATACGGGTGATGCGGTCAAACTCATCCAACAGGCCTTAGATTTGGACGCAGACGGCGAATACGGCCCTATGACAAAGAAGGCAATCATCGCAATTCAGGATGAAAGCCCTGATTTGGACTCTAATGGAATCGTAGGCCCTGGCACATGGGGCGAGATTATGAAGCATTTGGATTAGAACATTAGGTAAAAAGCCCCCTTGCCTGCTAAGGTAAGGGGGTTCTTTTACTTACAGGAGGCAAAATGACAACAATCGCTGCGATTCAAGGCGACGGGTGGGTAGTGATGGGAGCTGACTCTCAGTCTACTTATCTTGAATACCGCAAGTTGTTTATGAAAGACCACAAGATTATTGACAACAATGGCATTCTTATTGCTGGTTGCGGTATCGGGCGTGGTATGAATCTTTTGCAACGTGGATGGAAAGCACCAAAGCCACGGGCCAACATGAGCCCAGAGCAGTTAGATAATTGGATGATTAAAACCTTTATCCCAGGTATGCGCAAACTCTTTGTTGATGGCGGATACGACATGAAGGACGATGGAGATTTTGCTCAGTTTGAGAACGTCTTTATTGTGGCAGTTCAAGGTCACCTTTACGTGATTGACGAGGATTACTCAGTAGACCGTGATGAACGCAATTACTTTACTTCAGGTTCAGGTGGGGATTTTGCACAAGGGTCTTTGTATCGTTCAGGACCAAAGCTTTTTACCGACTTTGATTACGCACAAAAGGAAATGAAAACCGCTATTGAGGCTGCTAAAGAGTTTGACAGCAACACTGGCGGAGAAGTCAGAATTTACGTACAAGAAGCTTAATGATAGGCTATGGACATGACTGAGCCACTATACAAATCAAACAAACAAAAGAAACTTGAAGAGCGTAAAGCTGTTCAACTAGAGACGCTTTTTAAAAAGCGCAAGCATGAAGCCGAAGAGCGTTGGGTAAACGTTCAAGTCAAGGCTGCAGGCTTTCAATCAGTATTGGACTACGCAGTAGAGCAGTACGAACAACACAAGAATGAGTTAGACGAAGAAATGATTACAAAAACAGAAGAAATGATTAAAGAACGTCAAAAAGAGATTGAGACGTATCTCATGACAGAAAAAGATATTTATTTAGCAGCAATGGGGACCATGGCTGACTGATAATGGGTCAGTGAGCAAAAACAACTCGTTTGAAACTGGCAAGGGTAAACACGGCAAAAAAGCTGTCATCTTTGATTTAGATGGCACCCTTGCCAATACCAATGACCCCAAAGGCCACCATAAAATTGACCATGAAGGATTCCGTCAGCACATCAATGGCGCAGATGCCAAAGAAGATGTTGTAGCAAAGCTACGCAAAGCAAAAGATAAAGGACGGGATGTAGTCATTTTGACTGCTCGTTCTGCTCATTACCGTACAGACACCAAAACTTGGCTTCATAAAAAAGGCATTCCATACGACTCCCTTGTTATGCGACCTATTGACGATAGGCGCAAAGATAAGGTTGTAAAAGAAGACCTTCTCAAAGAAGATGTTCTTCCAAACTTTGAAGTAAAGAAAGCTTTTGACGATAAAGTTAAGAATGTCAAGATGTTTAAAAAAGAAGGAATTGACGCAAAAAGGGTAAAGTAATGGGAAGACCAAAGTTGTTAGTCAATAGGTGTGGTTCCATATCTGGATGGGGAGTTCACCAACGAAATAAAGAACAAGCGTGTGAACCTTGTTGTATTGCTAAAAGGGAATATGACCGTAAATGGAAAGAGAACAACCCTAAGTACGAACAAAATTGGCGTTCCGCAAACAAAGATAAAGTAAAGCAATACAATAAAAAGTCATACGAAAAAAATATTGAATACCACAGAGCTTATAAAAAACAATGGAGAACAAAGAACCCTGAATACCAACGTATTTGGAGAGCTGAAAATCCTGAACAAGCAAAATTACAAGGACGTGAGTCAGCCCGTAAACGTAGAGCCTTAGAACTCAACACTCTACGAGAGCCGTACAAAGAATCAGAAGTGTTAGAAACCTACGGAAATGATTGCCATATCTGTCAACAGCCAATTGACCTTGAAACCCCACGCAACTGTCGGGGAGAAGGATGGGAACTAGGCTTACATTTAGACCATCTTGTTCCTTTGTCTAAAGGGGGAACTGATACTTTAGAAAACATTCGTCCAGCACATGCTCTGTGCAACACCAGAAAACATTCTAGAATAGAGCACAATGAGGGGATAGACGCTAAGAGGGTCAAATGAAGAAAGACAAACCAACGTTTGTCAAACCTTTAGGTGGCGATTATCGTTTAAACCAAACTGCCCCCATATTTAAAGACAGGCGCACAAAACGTAACCGTACTCGTTCAATACAAAATCGGAACTCTATTGAACGGAGTAAGGAAGATGAAGGACAAGTTTAGACTTTTTGGAAATATTCTATTGCGTATTGTCGCAGTATTTGCCGCATCAGGTCTATCAGTAATTGGTGCTGGTTCTGTAGCAGGTATTTCTGTTATGAAAGCAGTAACAGTTGCTGGTCTTACAGCAGTTGCAGCAGTTGTTGAAAAACTTGCTCGTGGATTTATGAACGATGGAAAGCTTGACATGGATGAAATCAACGCAGCATTTGCAGCAGTTGATGTCAACTCTAAGACAGCAGCAGACCTACAGGTTGAAGCAAAGCAATCTGGTCAGGACATCGTAATTTCAGCACAAGGCGGAACAACTGTTGCGCCAGCTGCTCCAGTTGCTAAAGAGGATGACCCTCACTACAACTAATTACCGGTTTTATAAAACCCTGAACCTTTAAACTGAAGGCCAAAGGGAGTAAAGACTCGCTGAAGAACGTAGCCACACTTGTCGCAACAATACTTAGGTTCTGCGTCATGAATGCTACGTTCTTTTTCGTAATCAAGGTCGCATTGAATGCAGGAGTACTCATACTTTGGCATGGCGAGTATCTTACACGAGAGTAGACTAAACACATGATATCCCAACCTCAGTTTGGTTCTCAAGCAATGACTGCTAATAAGCAAGCCATGCCTGAAAAAGATAAGTTTGATGGTCCTGCAGGTCTTGACTCTTCTGGTGCTCAAAACAAGTTTGCTGCTAACTCAAGTTCGTCTTTGCCAAAGCCTGGGTTCAGCTCATGACCGTTACAAAAGAAAAAGAACTTACAGCCTCAGACCGTTGCGATAAGTGCGCAGCAAGAGCTTTGATACGTGCAACCTTTTTAAGCGGAGAGCTATACTTTTGTGGTCACCACGCAAAAGAAACAGGGTATACGTTGCTTCTTAAAGCAGTATATGTTTATGACCCAGAAGGTTTATTGGACCATGCAAATAGTTAATGGTCAAGACCCAACACCGTTAACAACCACACGGTATTACTATTCTCACGACCATACATCAAGCCCTCTTTCAGCAGTGCAACATGACCACGTAAGTAACGGCATGTACGGTGGACCGCGTGGAGATTACGGGCATTACAACGAAGGAAATATTAATGAGCAATCTTAGTCACCAATTTGATGGCATGCAAAAAGCGTATGAAGATAAACAACGTCGTCGTTATGCTCGCAAACAAGGTGTTTCTGGTTATATTGGTAATGGATACGGATATATGACTGGAACTTTAATGTCTAGTTCTCTGATGGCGGGAATGCCAATACAGACACACTCTGAACAGTATGAAAACCCAATACAAGAACTCGGTGAGAACTTAGGACAAACAGCAAATGCTGGAACAGGTATGGGTGAAGGCGGTACCGCAGCTGCAGCAACAGGAGCAGCTGGAGGAAGTCCTGCATGAGCATGCAACTTAATCGCAAAGTTCTTAAAGTTAATAACCGTAAAGGAATTACTCAAAAGTTCGTTAGTGTTGAACCAACATTTAAATCTGAAACTCGTGCATCTATATTTGCATGGGCAAGTCGGGGTAAAGGCGTTGAAGGTGAGTCAACTAACTCACAAGACAACAATTCAAAACAAATAATTAATAAGCTAAGAAAACCAATGTAATTTCTGCTTTAATTAGCAATCTAAGAGGGCCTTAAGTTATCCGAGGGGATTACTTGAAATCACTGCGTACATTCGCAGCACAATCTGATTACAAACAACGGGTTATAAAAGCAAGTCTAGGTGGAACAGCTTTGTTCTGTCTATCTGTTGTCCTATCACAAAGTGCGAACGCAGATGAGACTACTCAAAATCCTGNTGTTGTTCCATCAACCGATTCAACGAACGTCGTTGTGCCTCCGCAGACTCCTCCTGCCACGGGGTCCTCAAATCCTGTTGATTTGCCTGCTTCAACTCCAGGACAGTCAGGTACACCGCAAGACCAATCAGGGCAAGGACAATCCCAAGAAAACCAAGTACCTGAACCATCTTTAGCCTCTATTTCTGAAAAAATTGACACTGCAACAGTGACAGTTCAAATTGCAGCGGATAATGCTACTACAGCTTTACAGACAATCCCAAATGTAGTAAATGTAGTGTCCTCTCTTCCGATAGCTCAAGCTGCTGTAGATAGCGCTACTGCTGTTGTTCAAACTGCTATAGTCAAAATTGAAATAGCTCAACAATATTTAGAGACAGCTACCGCTTCAGCCGACCTCGTATCCCTAGCTCAAGCAGGTGTTGCCTCAGCTACTGCCGTAGTTGCTGATAAAGCGTCTATCGTCACTGCAGCCCAGTCCAGCCTTGATACAACCACAGGTACTGTGGACTCAACACAAACAACTTTGACCACAGCACAAGACGCACAATCAGCATTAGATGCGGCTGCTGCCTGCGTAGAAGGTTCTGCTTGCGTTCATTTTTACACAGCTAATTCTGAGTTAGGCCCTCTTAATGACCAAATTGTCATAGCACAACAAGCCGCGGATGCTGCCGTTGTTGCAGCTCCTATTGCTCAAGCTGCTGCAGATGCTTCTACAGTTACAGTTACTACTAATGGCGTGACTGCAACCGTTTATTATGGAACAGGCCCCACCCCCGCACTTCCTTCCGATAATACAACTCCTATTCTTACAACTACTGTGCCACAGATTGCTTTTAATTGGGGAAGTGGCTCTGTTATGGGAGGCCCTGCAGACCGTGTAATTGTTAAATTTACAGGAACAATTACTGTTCCAAATGAGGCAGTTGCTGTTAAATATGCGGTCTCATCTGATGATGGTTCAATAATGTACATCGATGGACAACTAGCAATTAACAACTGGAGAGACCAAGGAACAGCTTGGAGTCCATACTCTCCCACATATAACACCACAACAGATAAGCAACAAGATTTTATAATTTGGTATTACGAAAACGGCGGTGGCGCTACTTGCACATTAGGTTGGATGGTCTTTAGAGCCGATGGAACAGGTTACTTCACAACTCCCGGTGCTAGCGCTTTTGGTTCCACCACCACTACCAAAGACCCAGCATTAGTTGCTGCAGCTGCTGCTGCTCAAGCCGCTATCCCTGTAACTGCTCAAGCTGTCGTAGATGCTCAAGCCGCTTATGATGCAAAGCT